CTGTGAATTGTAGCTCAGAAGGAATAATCATTTTCATTCCTCTTGCTGCAATTTTAAGACCTCTTTCGTCCTTCATAGCTGCAATATCAATTAAACATTGCTCTAACGAAGTTTCGTTAAGGTCAGCTTGAGTTGCTAAAGTGTTAGCTACTGTACCAGCGATTGTTGGGTGAGATGTGTTAAATAATGAAACACCATCACCTGAATCGAAGTTATCAGTTGAAGGTAAACCTTGAATTAATGGGTTTACAGCTTTCACTTGTTTTGTGTTTGCCATAGAACGAGCCAACGCTTTTGTATATCTAGAAGAGATTCTGTCATACAAGTTGTCTTCGATCGCTTCCTCAGTGATTGAGAAACCTAGCGCTACAGTCTCGTGAGTGTATCTAGCAGTGTAAGTCTCTTGAGCATTGTCAAAAGTTATACCAGATCCCTCTGCTTTAACTTGCGCTTGACCGAAACCAGATAACATTACTTCTTCTTCAAAAGCTCTGTCCGAAGTTTCTTTTGTATAGATATCTTCGTGTTGGTTTTCGTATCTTTTATATTCCAAACCGAATAGAGCATTCAGGCCTGGTTCTAGTTCTTTAACTAGTTGTCCTCTACTAATTGCCATAGTTATTACTCCTTATATTCCGGCTTCTTGTTTTAAGAAGTGTTCGTTGATAGTAACGACTACATTCGCATTAGCTGCGCCTAATTCGTCGTTATCTGGATCTTTCGAAACACCAATTATTTTAAACTGAGCAGTTCCAGCAGCCATTGTGCCAGAAAGCTCAACATTAGATACACCATCATGAGCAGATCCTGCTGAGTATGTATCAATGTTAGCACAGTTACCAATATTAGTTCTTGCTACTGTACCAGCTGATTGTATTTCAAACCTCTCATATGGGTCATCACTTACAAATCCAACGATGTCTGTTGCAGCGTTAGAACCTGCTAAGTAATTAGCCCAAGTAGGTTTGCTTGTTGATGAGTCAGTATAAAAAACACCGTTAAGTGATCCTAATAACACATCAGTGTTAGCGTTAGCTACTGCAATAAAACCAGTAGCGGCCATTTTTACTGGGTCGCCATGGTATATCGCGCTAGAGCTAGCAGCGATTGCGTATTCAGATAAACCTTGAGCGTCTCTATTCTGACCAACTTTTCCGATTGGTTTTAAACCAAAAGGTGCGTCTATGTTTGCCATAGTTGTGTCCTCCTTAAGACAGTTAGTTTATCCGGCGGGTAGGAATTGTTAAAAAATTAACTTTTCTTTGAGCCACCGAAGGTTACACGAGTCTGTCGATCTTGATTGATCGGCATACTTGGATGCTGTTCCTTCAAAAGATCGTTTTGAATTGCTTCATCTTGCTCTATACCTTGATTTGCATAGTATTGAGCACGAGATTTTGCGATCTCTTCCGGTACCCTTGTCAGCACAAGGCCGCCTTGTCCGATTACTCCTGCGTATTTACCTTCTTCATAAACTGGGTATTCAGAATCTGGATATTCATCAGCTCTTACTAATTCATATCCTGATCTTAATCTTCCAGAAACATTTTTAGTGTCCTGAAAGCCCATAGATTCTACTCTTACCCATCTATGTTGAAAACCTGTTGGCGCAGGTGGTGCATCTAGAGATGACGGTGGAGTCCAAACTTTAGGTTTCGATTGTTTCTCTCTAGTTTGGCTCGCACGAGAAGCTCTTTTGTCGTTAATGTCTGTCATATGCTTTTACTCCTTCGTGATATTTAAATGTTTCGCATATTCTTCAAGTGGCACACCTAATTTTTTAGCAATTGCTACTTGTGAAGGTGTGAGTTTCACAGTTTTGCGACTAGGCTTGCTATTTCTAGAAGCCGAAGCTACTACTTGCGTAGGCTTGTTTGTCGTTGGTTGTTCAACATTACCAAATTTATGCGGGAATTCAAGTCTTATTCTTTTATCTATTTCAGAATAATACTCGTCCGATTGTGGGTCATAACCTTCCTCTTCAATTAGTTTTTTATGTAAACTAAATGTAGTGTAAGTCATGGCTTCATCCGTACCAAACCATGAGTTCTTAGAAGCCCAAGCTTGAGCTTTAGGATCTGGATTGATAGGTTGCTGTTCCTCTTGTTGATAAGAAGGTTGTTTTACCTCCTTTTCTTCAACTTTTGGTTCAGATTCTTGTCTTGATTTGATTTCATTCAATCTAGCTTCTTCATAACCAAGTTTAGATATCTCAGTTTGAGCTGCTATTTCTGATTTCAAATCTCCATCTTCTCTGGCTTTAGCAAGCCTTGAGGCTGCTGCTTCCATAGAAGATTTTATTCTATTTTCCATTTCAGATACATAACCTGTATCTAATTTAGAAAATCTAGTTTTAAGAGAGTCTTGTTCAGCTTTAATTTTATGTGCGTATTCTAAAGCAGCCGCTTCTCTTCGTTCTGCCTCACGCATTTTTTTAGTTAGCTTTGCAATTCTTCTCTTAACTCCTTCTGAATAATCGTCTAACTCTTTCTTCTTTTCTTGTTCTTGTTCTTGTTTCGTGGTTTGTTCTTCACTAGCTTGAACATCAGACTGCTCGCTAGGTTTCTCAGTTGAGTCAGTGGACTCAACATTGTCTTCAGTGTTTGCATTTGATACCTCTACTTCTGATTCAGGTTTTTTTTCTTCCGGTAATTCAATCTCGGCTCCTGATCCAGATGTATCGATATCAACTGTTTTGTCGTCGGGCATAGTTGTCTCCTATGATTAGTATTGATGAAGTATATCTTCTGGGTTAGCAATGGTAGCGAGTACTTCATCATCGTTGAGTATTCTCACCTCACCTCCATCGATTTGTATCCTAGACCCTGCATAACGTGCGAAGATAACCCAGTCACCTTCCTTGCACCAAGGACCTTCAGGAAATTTTTCTTTATCATAACAATGCGGACCTTGTGCTAAAACTAATCCACATGTTGATGCAACTTGTTGTCGCTCTAAAGTGTCTTGACCAAAATAAATCCCACCTTTAGATTTTTCTCTCATCTTAAATGGAAGAACAATCATTCTCCATCCAGTGGGTTTTGGTAATTTATCTGATTCTTTTGTTTTTAAACGCTCGTATGCGTTTATTTCTTTTTTATCTTCTTCTTTGTATTTTTCCTCTAAGGCTAGTTTAACTTTTGGGTTTTCCTTTGAGGTCGAAGACGTTGTCTCTGTTTGGCTCATTTTTTGGCTCCTTTGGATTTAGCAGGTTAGAGATTTCCTGTGATATTTTTAAATAGGCATGTGCCTGTCCCATCATATATTTATATTTTTCCATATTGTCAATACCTCCACCAATCATGATATCAGCAATAGATTGATAGGCATCTTTTAATTGTTTCTGAATTTTATTTATTATTACTAGTTCTTCATTTTGCATTTTTCTTTCTCCTTTTATTTAATAGTTTAACTCTTTTGCTCCATAACCATGAAGTAAACTTAACTGAATATCTCTCTACAAAAGAAAGAGAATCATCTAAGAAACCACAAAATTTATAAATTATTCTATCTAGCATTTCCATCTTCTACGTGCCTGACGGATACGAGAATTTGGATCGTTACGAGTTTTTGCTGATGACCTTTTTAATTGTCCTAGTGATCTAGCGCAGTATGATTTCCTACGATTAGCAGCTTTTGATCCAGGCTTCACTTTTCCTGTCACGGCTGTTTTTAATTTGCTTCCAGGGTTTGCACGTCTGTAAGCTCTTACACCTTTTGCTGTCATTCCAGCTCCAGATTTTGTTGGTCTATAATTACCACCTTTACCGGTAGTTCTTCTAATTGGATTATCTCTTCTTGCCATAATTTTTCATTTTCTTAATATGTTTATCTACAATTTTAGCTTGTTTAGCATGTGTCTTTGATGCTTTTTTTAATCCTTTAGCTACTTTTTTTAATCCTTTAACCATTATATTCTTTGCATCCTTGGGTCAGTTGATAAAATATTTTTTTCTGCTTTTGGTCTAGCTATAGAATCTTTTGATCTTTTACGAAGCTGAGCTATAGCAGATTCTTTTAATACTTTTTCTTTTTTCTGTTTTTGTAAATCTCTTGTTAGGTTCATTTTTTTGCAAATGTCTTTACATTAGTTGGTTTTGGTCCAGTATTACCTGCGGCTCTTTTTCGTCTGACAGCACTCGCCTTTTGCCCTTTTGTCATCCGTGTGGCCTTTGCAAGTGGAACGCATTTTGGATATTTTCTTTTGCTTCCTTTTTGTCTTCCACATGGTTGATATTTACCGTTCTTCTTCGGCGCTCCGATGTCTACCCATTTCTCTGATACCCACTTACGTAAACCTCCTTGAGCCATATTAATATTTTTTAGTAACTTTTCTTCTATTGTTCATTACTTTGCCACAACCTTTTGCTATTCCACCATTAGCTTTGTTTTCTCTTTTACCACCTGGTGTAACTTTTCCAGAACATACTGCTGAAGCATACATGTTAGGCATAGGCAGACGGGTAAACTTTAAATTTACGCTTCGCTGCCGCTTTTCCTCTAGCACATAATTTAGCCATTATTTTTTCTTCCTAACTCTACCACCATTTTTCATAAAGCCCATTTTGTTTCTGACTTTTTTAGGTAGTTTGCCTAAAGATTTTTTCTTTTCTTTTGGAACTGGTTTTAACATTATTTTTTTCCTCCGTTTCTAAATATTTGTGTTCCTTTTATACCATATATCGACGCAACTACAAGAATCCACAAATTTGTGAACCATGACGGGAGCTGCGAGAACATCTCAAAGAATAATTTTACTTTATCCATTGCTTCAGGATCCTCACTTATCACCGACCACGCCAAAACAGCGATGGGCGCAGACAAAATTATCAAAACCGCCTCGTCCTTCCAGTCAGATTGTCTAGCTTCTAATAATTTTCCTTGATATTGCTCTTCACCACGTGCTTGTTTTTCTGCATGTAGCAATTGAGCTTCTGACATAGCCATTTTTGCTTTTTGTT